GCAGCCGCGCCTCCACGTCCCAGAACCCCGGCTGTCGTCCCGCCATGCCCGCCTCGCTCGCCGTCGCCTCAAGCAAACGGAATCACGCTTTCTGCGACAGCGCCAGCCCGGTTTCCGGAGGCGTCCAGCTGCCGCTCCGAGCGCACCGAGTAGAAGCACTGCAGCAGCAGCGCCCGCAAGAGCCGCTCGGGCGCGATGCTCGGACGCCCGACCCGCGAGTAGAGCGCGGCGAAATCCGACGACAGGGCGGCCAGCGCCGCGTTGACGACCCCGCGGATCGCCCGCAACGGATGGTCCGCCCGAACTCTCGACTCGAGATCGACATAGGAGAACAGCTGTCCCGTCCGCCGATCCTCGCCCCGCATCGCCAACCCCGCCGCTCGTCACCGTTCCTGATCTCCAGGAATCACGCCTCTGCTGACAGCACAAGCCAGGAGTTCTTCAGCAGCCTGCTAGCTCAACTGGCGCGTCGTCCCAGATTAAATTGCTTGCAGCTTATCAAGGATACGATCAACCAGAGCTTTCGCAGCCACGCGATTGGTTGAGCACTCGTAAATCAAGCCAATAAAGCCCTCGTACATCGAGCGCTTTTCGGGATCCATGCGTGCCAGCGGCGTCGCAACAATCTCGCCGACCTCCAGACTTTCCAACTCGCTGCGCAATCCTGCAACAACCGCTTTCCGAGCTTCGGCATGATCATCGGCCAGCACGTCCATTACGGCGACCTTGTGCATCGCGCGCAACACAGGCTCGACCGACTCCAGCATCGCTGTTCGGTCGGGTCTCGCAAGACCGCCCTGAGCGACTACTGCCAGCTTCTGCAGCGCAGTTTCGTGCTGTATCTCGAACTCTCGCTGCCATTTGCGTTTTATCGAACTCGTTCGACAGCGTCGCGCGATGTCCCGCGCCGTAGGGGTGAAGTGATTAAGCAGGTTGTGGAAGTGCGCATTCTGCTCAAAGTGATCGCGCCGCCCGTTTGGCACGATCCTCCTATCAACTACGTGCACCTCGCCCACCGACCAACCGTTGAACCGGGCCTCTGGGAACAGGTCTTCCAAGAGAGCATTGTCGCCTACCTGGACGTTCCCGGCGCGCAGCCGCAGCCCTTTCACCAGCGTCCCGGTTGGCACCGCGCCCTCGTATTCATGATGAAGGAGCCAGCCGATCGCCGCGATATCGCCGTCAATGCCGGGAATCTCGACGAAGCAGATGTCGTCGAAGCTGACGCCCACCTTGTCATCGACCGCGAAACGGTCGCGGTGCGGACGATAGTTTGGCTCCGCAGCGCCGTCGATCCAGATGTCGAGCGCGCCGAGGTCGAGATAGCGCGAGAGCATCTCCGTGATATCAGCGCCGAAGCGGAACTCCGGTGAGAACGGCACAGGTGCGACCTGGCTAAGGTACTCCCCGATTGCAGTCGGGCTCATCAAGCGGTCATTGCGCAGCCGCACCACGCCCTTCATTTCAACCTCGAAGAAGCGTTCCGGCGCATCCGCGATCGCGACACGCTCTAGCGTCGTCACGCTGCGGATGAGGTCGGCGATGCCCGTCCTATCGCCAGCATCGCGCAGTGCCGATTTCAACCGTCTGCAGTCCCAATGCAGCTCGGATACTTTCGACTCGCCTGGAGTGCGCGAGCGGAAGACCAGTTCCTGCGCGTAGCCAAGCCCGGCGAGCCGGCCCACGCCGCGGAAACCTCTTGCTGATGTCCCACGCTTCGCGCTGCCGCCGAGCGCCGTTAGCTTGTGACCGAAGTCTGAGAATGGAACGCCGCAGCCATTGTCCCTGATGCGGACCGTTCGGGTGCCGGCCTCGACCCAAATCTCTACCTGGCCGGGCTCGCTCTTGGCCAACACGCCCGCCGCCCGCGCCGCGTCGACAGCGTCGGCGGCGTTCTGGATGTACTCGCGGTAGACAGTCATCGGGTCGACGTACATTGCGCTCGAAACCAGTTCCAGGACGTCCTTACCAACAAACAGCTCCGGCAACTCGTGCCGCTCGGCGCCACTGCGGTTCTGTGCCACAGCTCGAGCGACCATGGCAGTTGTGGAGGAGGTCATGCGGCGACCCTTTCGCGTGGCTTGGCATTGCGCACCGGCACCGGGCCAACTTCTTCGTAGTCGAGGCCCGCGTCCTCCACTCGCTCATCCTCGGCGGGTCCCATTTCGGCTGCCGCCTCGTTGCGGGCAAGCTCCTTCTGCTTCGCCCAAATGGCGAACAGCTCCTCCTTGGGCAGGGGCACGTAGAAGCGCAGGACACGTTTCAGGGCCGCAGTTGTCGCCCGCTCAGCGAGACCTACAAATTCGCGTGGATCACAGGACGAAAGCAACTCGATCAACTCTCTGCGCTCATTACCGTCGAGGTTTTGGTATTCGGCGCAGTACGTGGCGAGCCGCTCCTCCGGATCGAACCGCTCGTACCAGTCGCGATTGAAGATGAAATCGTGCGGGAGGGCCAAGATGCGCTCATAGTCCTCGAAGGTGTCGCCGAAGGCTCGTTTGAAAAACGTCGGTTCCCCACTGACGATGCCATGCGTCGCTTGCAGGATGATCTGCATCGATCGGAGCTGATAGCGGGTCCACTTGTTGCCGATGTGGCCGCGATCGGGCCTGTCGGTCGGCTGGTATCGCATCGGGAACGACCATATTCGTACACCTAGCTCCTCGTTGAGCGTCACGTTGAGCCGCATCCGCTCGAAGAGGTCCGCAGGGTCGTCGTGAAAGTTGTAAAGCATATAGTTGGACAGTTCGGTCAACTGGTACTCTGCGGCGTATCGCACGGCCTGCTCGTAGGGCTTCTTCACGCCAAGGTGGTCGAATGCTATCCTCAGTGGTTTCAGGCAAATGGTTGCTAGCTCCCGCAGATACATAGGATCCGTGCACAGGATTCTGGCGTCGACTCCTTGATTGAAATCGACCCTGCGCTGGGCTGGCACGCGCATCCCGTCGCGCTGCAGCTTGGCGCAAGGCGTGAAGCCGAGGTCGCGGATCTCCGCGATGATTTCCTTGAACCGCGGGCTTGCGACGACGTTGTTGTCCATCAGAACCAGGTCCTTCTTCGGACCGTAGTAGGCGTCGATGGCCTTCACGAGTGCGGTTAGTGACTCCGTGTCCCGCTGTGCGCCTTCAAGCTTTGGGACGCCGCAGAAGTGACACTTTCGAATGCAACCGCGCGACGTATACGCAAAATATGCATCTCGAACTGGATATTGGTATTCGATCTGTTCGAGAATGCTATAGTCGGGGACTAGGTCCTCGATTGAACGACCGTGGATGTCGTCGGCATAAAGTTCCTCGGAGAACTCGTCCAACTGGAGTGCAACCGCCGGCGGGTCCGACAGCAGACCCTTGATGAAGCGGACCCCCTGCCAGCGCGGCTCCTGCAGGAAGCGGTCGTGCATTAAGGACGCGGCTATGCCTCCGACAAATACTTTGTCAGCCTGCCCGTTAGCGACCTCAAGCGCGAAGTCGACAGCCTGCGCAATTCTTGGGTATTCGAACGAAAACAGGGTCGTGACGTAGATGCGGTCCCACGCCTGGCTGAGAACTGATCGGTCTTCGCCCTTTATGAAGCGAACGCGGTCTTTCTTCCCCTGGGGGCCGTGGTATTGAGCGATCTTCATCAGGCCGAGCGGTGGATACTTGTTCTTGTAGCCCGGTTCGATAAGCAAAATGTTCTTGTTAGCCATTTATCACCTTGTACCGAGCGCGTTTGCGTGCCTCGCGGATGAGGTCGACGGCCTGCTTGACACCAGCCTGCCCACCAAAGCCCTTGAGCGGACCGGAGGTGGACCAGTCAATCGTGCAAGCGAAGTCCGTCAGCGCTGTCGTAAACGCGCGTTTGTCGCAGGGCCGGCCCTCGTCCCGACACTCACCCACGATATCGGCCGCTACCCGCATGAGCGCGTAGACGCCGATCCCCTTCGTCAACATATGCCGGCGAGGGTCCGCCCACTCCGCAGGCAGGACGGCGCCCACCGCTCGCCAGAAGTCCAGGAGTGTGCGCACGACGTCCTCGACGGGCGCCTTGGCCGACTTCGTCCCCTTGAGAAACTCGTGAACAGCGAGCTGCATCATCCGCAGCGAGACAATGCGTTTCGGGCTGGATGTGGCCTTGCCACCCAACTTAAGCCGCCGGTGCCAGGGCGACTCCTCCAAGCTGTTTAGCTGCAGAGCGATGAAGAGTTCGGGTCGTTCCTCAGTTAGCGCCTCGGCGAGTTGCGCCTCGTGGTAGTCCAGCAGGCTTGTGCTGAGCCCCTTCGCCTTGCTGTTGATGACGCTGAATACCTCCATCTCCTCTCGTTCGGAGAGGCCGATGAAGCACATGAACGGCAGAGGGATGGGCAGGTCGCCTAGGTGGCCGAGTCGGTGCTGGCAGTCCACCTGCGCCATGATCTTTCCAGCATCAGCAGCGATCTCAAGCCGAACACGCCCGTCAGTCAGCTCGACTATGCGCCACGCGCCAGCCGCCGATGGCCGCAGGTTCAACGTGAGCGGAATCGTCGAGCTATCCGGCTCCTTGATGTATCGCCGGAAGTCCTGGCTGTGGCGTTCGTTGAAAGGCCGCTGGTAGCCGCGGCCACTGTCCTCGTCGAGGATGTCCGGGAAGCTTATGCGATAGAGCAAGTCAGCAGGCGCGAACCCCAACAGGACAGGCCGGTGCGCTGACCGGCCCTTCATGCACTCGATCATGACAGGATGCGACACGCCGCCGTTCCGCTTCCAAAACTGCACTCTCACGCTGCACTTTCGTCAGCGCCAGGCTGCAGGTCAAGACCGGAAAGGCTTGGCTGTTCGATTGTCCACAGCTTTCAGTCCCCGGATCGGAGCTTACTCCGAACGGCTTCGACCCGCCCGGACAGCTTGTCCAGTTCGAACCGGATCTTCTTGCGCGTCTCTCCCTGGGCTCGACTGAGGGCCGCCTCGACCTCGGGTTTGACCAGCCACTGTCGGAACTTGGCGAGCTTCTTGTAGGGCGCGCTGTCCGCGCCGGCTTCGACCGCGTGTTCATGCGCGTCTTCGAAATCGAAACCTCGCGTCGCGAACTTCACCAGCGTCTTCTGCGCAGAGCAAATCACCGGGAGCCGGTCGCGGACATCAACCGCTCGGGCGATCTCGCCCGATTTGATCTTCTCCACTACCAAGTCATCAAAGCCGGGCTTCGCGAGACGCGCTTTCCGTACCGCAGATGACTTAAGGTATTCGTCGTAGTAGCTCCAGCGGGCGGTATCTGCCTCACCATGGTCGATCATGAACTGATAGACTGCGATCAGATGTTCTACCTTGCGTCTCGAGAGTCCGATCTCCTGTGCGAGCTGAGGAGTGCTGATGTCGTGCGCCTTAGAGCGCCGGTACAGGAAGCCTGCCTGCTCGAATGGAGCCCAATCCTTTTTACCCTTGATGTGGTATTGCCCGAGAAGGGCAAAGATCAGCGCCTCGTCCAAGTTCTCCGGCAACAGCCGTGCCTTCATCCGGCCCCATTTGATTGGGTCGCCTTTGGCAAGGGCACGATAGGCGGCGAGCCGGCTGTTGCCCTCCAACACTTCAAGCGTTCCAGCCCGCACGACCACTGGATCGGTGAGGCCCCCGTCGCGCTTGATATCCTGGATCAGCGCCTTCACGTGATCCATCTCAAGCAGCCTGCGTTCGATATCGAACTGGCTCGGCTCTCCGCCATCTGCGCGCAGGACCGAGTAGACACGGGGATTTTCTACGAAGAAGCAAAGATCGGCTTGCGGCAGGGTCGTCGTCTGAACCGGCACCTCCACTCCGCGAATGAGCAGCGTTTCTCCTGATGCGGCGGATGCGGCCTGGGCAGTAGCGCTCATAACTCTACAGCTCCGTCCAGTCGTAGCACATCCCGCACCATTTCGCCGAACGCGTAGTCGGCGCGCCGGTCATATTCGGCGCGACCAATGTCACCCTGCCCAAGCTGGGCCGCAAGGTGCTTGGCGCCAAGGAGGGCGTCGACCCAGCTGTCGACGGTCCCGGTGGCGACGAGGTTCGTGACAAAGCAGGGCTTCTCCTGCGAGATGCGATGAATGCGGTCCTGAGCCTGCAGATAGTCATCGAGGCTGAAGCTTCGGTCAAAGAAAACGGCGTGGTTCGCCATCGTGAGCGTCAGGCCTTCCTTTGCGGCACCTGGCGTTGCGACGAGCACCTGGCACTCCGCATCGGTCTTGAAGGCGGCGAGGGCTTCCTGGCGCCTAGGCATGCTCAGCCCCCCGTGCACGACGCCGGTCCCGAACTCTTCGAGGTGTCTGGCGAGCAGGTCGGCGTTCTCAGTGAACGACGTCCACACGATAATCTTCTCTCGCGAGTCCACCGCTTCGTGAACGAGCGCGTCGAGTGTCGGCAGCTTACCCGGAGCGGACCGGTATGATTGATCAATCATAGCCGGATTGGATGCAACCTGGACGAGACGCAGGAGGCGCTTCAGAAGGCCCTCGGCGTCATCGAGCACGGCGCGCCCCCCCTGGACCACGATGGCGGCGAGTTCGTCGCGAAACTGATCGTAGATCTCCGCCTGGCGCGCTTCGAGGGCGCATTCAATGTTACGGATGGTCTTGTCCGGAAGCCTAACGCCCGCGCTCTTCTTGGTTTCCCGGACAGAGAACGGCCGGATCCTCTCAAACAATCCCTCAAGCTCGTTCGCGAATGCAGCGGCGCGCTCAGGGCTCCGACCAAGGTCGTTGGCAAGATCCATTTCGTGTTTGAATGCCGCGAAATCGTGGCCCAGTGCAGCCCCGCCGTCGAGGAATCGCACTTGGGACCAGAGATCATAGGGACGGTTGGCGACAGGCGTGCCAGTCATAATCACCCGTCGGCCGAAGCCCTTCGACAACTCATGGAGGGCCTTGCTGACTGCAGCGTCGGGGTTCTTGATCTTGTGAGCTTCGTCGAGCAGTACCCCAACTCGCCGCGTCTTCAGGAAGAGCTCAAGGCGCTTTCGCTCCGACAAGACCGTCTCGTAGTGCGTGAGGTAAAGTCGCGCCGGGCTATTGAAAGCATAGAAGTTGGCGTTGCGGTCCTGGCTTAGCACGCGCGGTCTGAGATGGCTGTGCTCCGCCACTTCCGAGCGCCAGTTCTCGACCAAACCCTTCTTTGTGATGATCAGCACAGAGTCGACAATATCTCTGGCAAGCCAGGACAGCGCGAGGTCCAAACCGATCTTCGTCTTTCCGAGACCCTGCTCGTGGAACACAGCCGCGAACGGCAAGTCCTTGATCGCCTCGAGCGCGTCGAGTTGATGCGGAAATGCGGGGCGCTTGGACTCGAGGTTGGCCGGCTTCTGAACCTTTAGCATGGTCGTTCAACGGAGCGGCTGGTCGATCCATCGAGGACGACGAGCCGGGTCGTTGCGTTTACGAACGGTGCGTTGAGCTCGGCGAGAAGTCGGCGCGCCGTTGCGCCGGCCGCCAGTGGCACCGCCAGTACGAAGACTCCACCTGGAGTATTGGACAAGTGTCTCAGGAACGCCGCGATCTGACGCCGCGAATGATCCGTCTCCAGGTCGCGCTGTGTCTTCGCCTCGCCCACGATGGTCTTCGTGGTCGGCACGTCCGTGGCATGGACGTCGGGCGTATAACCCTCGATGCGTGGCGGTCGCTCACCGCGCATGGGGCGCACCGCGTCCTCTCGAACAGCGATTTCCACGAACGCCCCGAACTCGCGCTCGGCGAACATTATCACCGCTTGCACCAAGCTGGCGTGGGTCGCGGATTCTGGCATTTCAGGACGTGAGCCCGAGCGACTTGGTCAAATTGGACAGCTCAGCCTGCGCCTCAATCAGAGCTTGAGCGGTCTCACCGCCCGGATCGGCCCCGATCCGCTGATACTCGGCATACGGCAGTGAAGCGACCTTTCCGACGAGGGCGCGGGCAAGTTGCCCGATCTCCGCCTCCTGCAAGGTCCGACTAAGGTCCGGTTTCTCGAGGACGGCTTCGGCCTTACGGGCGCCGTGCTTGAGGAAGATCTCTCTCGCCTTCTCGTTGCGAAGGATGCGCGGCAGTACGCGAACCTTCTGCAACGGGTAAAGCTTGTTCTCGTGAATCCAGCGGGCGAAGTCGCTGATCTCAAATCCCGCGGCAGTAATCGCCTGCTTGATCCCAGATTTCTGCAATTCAATGAAGCCGCTAAAACGCGTCGTGTCGAAATCGCCATCGTCGCCTACTACAGGGCGGTAGTACTTCTCCATGTCCGCGTAAGCGTTGATGCTCTCTGTCACCTCTGTCTGCCGCCCTCCGCAAAAGTCGACGATAGTGGCGAACGGTAAGTGGTCCTGCGTACGAAGCTCATGTAGGTACTTTGCCTTGGAGTAGGGATCCCAAGGTCGGGTTCCAACAAGGTGCACCTGAAGCCGAATGGCGTGGACCGAAGCAGCGTCGATTTCATCATGAACGAGCGCTGGGATGTGAGACCAGGAACCTTTGACCCCCGTCCTCCCGAACTCCTTGTAGAGCGCAACTCTAGTGTTGCCTTCTACACAGATTAATTTGCCATCCCTAAGTTTGTTTAAGATAACTGGTTGAATGATACTGCCGTTTGTTAGTATGGACTGCTTTAACTTCTCAAATGTGGTCGCTGTCGAGCTACCTGGATCGTCATCGTTCGCGGCACCGAGGGCCAGGAAGATCTGTTCCGACGTGGGTTCGTCGCCGTACATCTCGAGAAACTTCCGGATGCGCGGATTGGAACGGTCGAGCTCGATCTCTTCAACCGCAACGGACTCGTGTTGGCCAGCACTGACCACAGAACTCCCTCCGAGACATCACCCAGCAAGCCGTGAGTCCGGGGAGCCTAGACAACTCCCGATCAGAGTTCCATCTCTCAACCCACATTAACGTTTCTGTTCGAGCGCGGGCGTCTGGCCGCCGGACCGTCGGTTCGGGGGCGGTCAGCCGAACCGTGATCGCTGCTCCTCCCACGCTGCCGGAACCGCATTCCACAGATCTTCCAGCCGCATCCCCTCCGGCTGCCGCCCGTCAAGGATCTTCTCGACGATGTCCGTCGCAAGCAGCGTCAGCCGCAGCATCCGGCTAAGGTAGGCCCGGTCAATCCTCTCCCGTATCGCCAGCTCCTCGATCGTCCCGCAAACCCCTTCGTCCAGCATCCTCTGCCATCGGAACGCCCGCGCGAGAGCCTTGATGAGAGCGTTATCCACCCGGGGACGCAGTGCCCACGGTGCGCCGTCGGGCGTCATCACCAACTTCCTCCCGCCTCGCCTCGCGAAAATCATCGGGATGTGGATCGTGATGGTCTCCCCGTCCGCCGCGACAGTCGTCTGCTTCGTCAAGCCGCGGCCCTCCGGCTCTCCACCACGTCCCGCACGAGTTCGGCGAGGCCGTTCGGCCGCAGCCGAATCTCGACGCCATGCCTCCGCAATTCGACCCGCTCGACTATGAGCTGCACGATCCGCGCCTGCTCCGCGGGGAACAGCTCTACCCACAATGGATCAAGGCGTAGCAGTGCATCCCGAACCTCGTCCTCAGTGACATTGTCGTGCTCGGCACGAGCGGCGCGCCAAGTGCCGATGATGATCTCCGGCTGCCGGAACACGCCGCGCAACTGGTCGATGACCAACGCCTCGACTTCGGCCGCGGAGACGCGCCCGACCGGGCACGCGTCCCGCCCTCGCTTCAACACGTCCTGGCTGACGTAGTAGCGGTAGAGCCGATTGCCCTTGCGGGTGTGGGTCGGCGACATCGCCGCGCCGGTCGGCCCGAAGATCAGCCCCTTCAGCAGCGCCGGCGTCTGCGCCCGGGTGTTCGCCGATCGGGTGCGGGCGTTCTCGGCAAGGATGGCATGGACCTTGTCCCAGAGGTCTTGGTCGATGATCGGCGCATGCTCTCCGGGATAGGCGGTGCCCTTATGGATGGCGAGCCCGAGGTAGGTCCGGTTGCTGAGGCACTTGTAGAGATAGCCCTTGTCGATCGGGCGGCCCTTGGTGGTCACGACGCCCTCCGCCCGCAGCTCCCACGCCAGCACGGTGGCCGAGCCAATGCGCAGGAACCGCTCGAACATCGACCGAACGACCGCCGCTTCGGGCTCGTGCACCATGAGCTTTCGATTCTGCACCACGTACCCGAGCGGCACGCTGCCCCCCATCCACATGCCCTTCTGCCGTGATGCCCGGATCTTGTCCCGCACCCGCTCGGCGATGACCTCGCGCTCGAACTGGGCGAAGGAGAGCAGGATGTTGAGCGTCAGCCGCCCCATCGAGGTCGTGGTGTTGAAGCTCTGCGTCACGCTGACGAAGGTGACGCCGGCGCGGTCGAACACCTCTACCAACTTCGAGAAGTCCATGAGCGACCGCGACAGCCGGTCGATCTTGTAGACCACGACGACGTCGACCAAGCCCTCCTCGATGTCGGCCAGGAGCTGTTGCAGCCCGGGCCGCTCCAGCGTGCCGCCGGAGAAGCCGCCGTCGTCATAGGCGTCGCGGACCAGCGCCCAGCCTTCCGACCGCTGGCTGGCGATGTAAGCCTCGCACGCCTCGCGCTGCGCCTGCAGCGAGTTGAACTCCTTGTCGAGCCCCTCCTCGGTCGACTTCCGGGTGTAGACTGCGCAGCGCAGTTTGCGGATCGGCTTCCCCTCGGGACCCCGGGTCATGCTGCACTCCGCTGGCTCTTGAGCCCGAAGAATACTAGCCCGTTCCACCTCGTGCCGGTGATCGCCCGGGCGACCGCCGACAGAGACCGGTACGGCCGGCCCTGCCACTCGTAGCCCTCGGTCATCACGGTGACCGTGTGCTCGACCCCGTGCCACTCCCGGATGAGTCGGGTGCCGGCGATCGGCATGACGTCGTCGCGGATGCGGCGGCGGCTGATGTTGCGATCGGCGAACTGCTCGCCGAGCGCCTCGAGGCGCTTACGCGTCTCCGGTTTCAGCCCGCCGTAGGCGAGCTCCTGGATGCGGTAGGCGAGCCGGCTCTCGAGGTAGCGCCGGTTGTAGCCCGGGGGCTCGGCGCCGAACAGCGTGCGCCATTCGGCCTTCAGCTCGGGCAGCGCCATGGTCCTGAGCGCGGCAAGGCGGGCGGGGATCGGGTTAGTCATGCAACTCTCCGTCGTGGACGTTTCGCATGACCGCTCTGCCGGGGCGGGATGTGTAGCGAACTATCTCCCGGTAACCCTGATACGCCTCTTGACTGCCGGGCTCGGAGACGGATCAGCCCGAGAGCGAGCAGCCGGGTCACCTCGGCGAGGCGCTCGCTTGGCGTCATACGATCGGGGCGAAGGGGGTTCATGCCGGGCTTCTCCTGCTCCCGGCACCTGAACCAACCAGCCCACCTGCGGTCCAGTAAAATCAGCCGCTTAGCGTAGCCCCGCGCGTAGGAAAGCAGGGCCGCGTGACGTTGCGTAAATCGGCTCGAATGGCACGGAATCCGATTGCGCCTGTCACATCACGTTCATAGAACGGAGCAGGAACACAACCTTAAGCAGAGTGGTAGGGATGGTGCTTATCGAGAAGGACTACTTCGCCTTGGAAGAGGTGGCGGAGCGCTGGCGCGCGCCCATGCGCGACCTCGCCTACATGGCCGAGAACGGAGAGCTGCGGGTATCGGTCCGCCTGTACACCGTGCGCCTCGAAGAGGGGATCTACGAGCACGACACACGCGACGGGCATCCGCATCGGATCCCGTTCGATCAATCGTGGTTCAGCGGCCTGCAGGATCTGACCGCCTGTGACGCCCACAGGGTGTTCCTCCACGGTGAGGCTCGGGTCACTCATTTTCACGCTCAGGGCGACGCCTATGTCGAGATCATCGAGCCCTCCGAAGGGCTCGTGGTTCAGCTTCGGCAGCTGGTGATCCGACTTGAGGAACGCGACCGGATCGAGGACACACACCGTCGCGCGGGCAGTTCTGTCGCCGCCGGCATCGCACTCCAACACGATGATGAGTTCCGCGAGCTCCGGCTCGGCCAACTTCGCGTATCGCTCGGCCGGGTGCAGGCGGCGGTGATGAAGCGCCTCTACGAGGCATCCCGATCCGGGGACGGATGGTGCTTCGGCAAGACGCTTCTCGCGGAGGTCGGTTCGGCCTCCAAGCGGATGGCGGACGTCTACAAGTCGAAGCCTGCATGGACGTCGTTCATCGAATCAGATGGCCGCGGTCGCTATCGATTCCGGGTCAGAATACGCTGAACTACGCACGGCTACGCTGCCCATCGCCAAGTCATTTCAGGGACTCGATTTTCGGGACCGCAGAGGGATAGAGGGGGATGGATTTCCCCTTGCCTTCCCCCTCTCGATCCGCACAAGCCATTGAATTATCTAGGATGATTTCTCACCATTTCCCCCTCTATCCGGCACGACAGCTGACTCCGAACGCGCCATGATTCTCTCCATCGACACCACTCGACGGGGAGACCGATGGCGGTCCAGCACTTCAATCAGGTGGAGCTCTCGCGGCGCTGGCGCCTGAGCCCGCGGACGCTCGAGCGCTGGCGGTTCCAGGGCACCGGCCCGCAGTACCTCAAGGTCGGCGGCCGCGTCATCTACCGGCTGGAGGATGTCGAGACCTACGAGGCCGGGCAGCTCCAGGCGGCCGGGGCGGCAAAGGTCTCCCGGCCGACCGCGCCGCTGCGGCTGGTGCGGGCATGAGCGTGGTCAGCATGGCGCGCCCGGTCCGCATCCAGCCTCCCCGGCTCAGCGAGATCGAACTTTGCGCCTGGATCGCGCAGGCCGAGCCGGGCGCAGTCATCGAGTACCACCGAGGCTTCCTCGCGCTCGATCGCACCAGCTTCGGCCGCTTCGCCGACACGCCGGCCCGGGCCGCCCTGGCGCAGCTGGGCGCCCGCGCTCACGACCTCGCCGAGCGTGGCCTCGTCCACCTCGTCCAGCTGCGCCATGGCGCGGAGGACTACAGCTACTTCGCCATCGCCCGGGCCCGCGGCAAAGGCGCGCTCCCCGACTTCGCATCCCACATCATCACCGAGGAGGCCGCCTGAGTGACCGCCCCCGCCAACCGTCCCCGGCTCGGGGACTTGCCGACGATGCCGATCGGCGACATCGCCGCGCTGCCGGCCGATCTGCTCGCCGTGCTGCAGGAGGAGGCCGAGGAGGCCGCCAAGGCCGCTCGGCAGCTGGCCGACTGGCTGAACGGCGCGATCGCGCTCCGCTACGCCGACCGCGCCGCGGCGGCGCGCCGCGCCGAGGGCAAGGACTCCGGCACGGTCCGGCTCGACGACGGCGAGGTGACGGTGATCGCCGACCTGCCGAAGAAGGTTGAGTGGGACCAAGCAGCGTTGGGTGGCATGGTCGACCGCATCCGTGCCGCCGGCGACGCCCCCGCCGAGTACGTGGAGACGAGCTTCCGGGTGTCGGAGCGGAAGTACGCGGCTTGGCCGGCGTCGATCCGCGAGGGCTTCGACGCGGCACGCACCGTGAAGCCTGGCAAGCCGACCTTCAGGCTGACGCTCCGACAGGAGCGCTGAGGACGGGCGGCGGGCAGCCCGCGCCGAGAGGTCGGGCAGGTTCCCCTTCGGCGCCCGGTCAATCCCGCCGCTCGTCCGTTCCCTTTCCAACGCCATCACGGGGAGTCCGCATGGCCCTTCGCATCATCAGCGCCGACGAACGACTCTCGGCCGCCGCGAACAAGACCTCGTTCGCGATCTTCGGTCCGCCCGGCATCGGCAAGACGACGCTCCTGAAGACGCTGCCCGAAGCGGAGACCGTCTGCCTCGACCTCGAGGCCGGGATGAAGTCGGTGCAGGACTGGCGCGGCGCCAGCATCCCGGTCCGGAGCTTCGGCGACTTCCGCGACCTCGCGGTGCTGATCGGCGGCGCCGACCCGGCGCAGGACAACGCCTCCTGGTACAGCGCTGCGCACTTCGAGCATGTCCGGGCGACGACCCGCGACAGCGGGCTCGAGGCGTTCCTCGCCACGAAGTCAATCGTCTTCGTCGACTCGATCACCGACCTCACGCGCCAGACGATGCTCTACGCCAAGCAGCAGCCCGAGGCGATCTCGGAGCGCAGCGGCAAGCCCGACGTGCGCGGCGCCTACGGTCTGCTCGGCCGCGAGGTGATCCAGGCGCTGAAGCACCTGCAGCACGCACCCGGCAAGACCGTGATCTTCGTCGGGGTGCTCGAGAAGGTGACCGACGAGTTCAACACCGTCACCTGGCAGCCGCAGATGGAGGGCTCGAAGGCGGGGCGCGAGCTCCCCGGCATCGTCGACCAGGTGCTGTCGATGCACCTCTTCGGCCGCGACAAGGACGGCGGCTATGTCCTCGACGACAAGTCGGCGGAGCGGCGCCTCGTCTGCCGGGCGGGCAACCCCTACGGCCTCCCGGCCAAGGACCGCTCCGGTCGCCTCGACATGACCGAGCCACCCGACCTCGGCCAACTCCTCGCCAAGATCAACGCGGCCGGCGCCGCGCCCGCCCTCTGACCCCGAGCAACAGGAAACCCCGATGTACGACCTCAACGATGCCCAGCCGCAGATAGCGCCGGTCGGTGAGCTCATCCCCGACGGCACGTTCGCCCGCGTCGCGATGACCATCCGCCCGGGCGGGCTCAACGGCGCCACGCCCACCGACGCCGGTCTCCTCAAGGCCTCGGGCTCGAGCGAGGTGAAGCTTCTCGACTGCGAGTTCACCGTGGTCGAGGGTCCGTTCGCCCGGCGGAAGTTCTGGCAGACCTTCACCGTCTCCGGCGGCAAGGTCGACGAGAAGGGCCAGTCGAAGGGCTGGAACATCGCAAAGAGCGCGTTCCGGGCGATGATCGACAGTGCCTTGGGCCTCGACCCGAAGGACGACAGCGCAGCGGCGAAGTCGAAGCGGGTCATCCACGGCCTGCGACAGCTCGACGGCATCGTCTTCGTCGCGCGCATCATGGTCGAGCCGGCGTCCAACCCGAACTACAAGGATGCCAACAAGCTCGCCAACGTGGTGACGCCGGACGAGCCGCAGCACGCCGCGGTACTGCGCGGCGAGATCGTCCCGCCCGATCCGGTGAACGCTAAGCCGCGGAAGGTCGAGGCTGCGCCCACGGCTCCCGCCTGGACGACGCCCGCACCGACCGCCGCCGCGACACCCTGGGCCGCGCAGGCGGCGCCCGCTCCCGCTGCCGCGCCCGCCGCCACACCGGCTCCGGCTACGACGGCGACGCTCGCGGCGACACCGGCCTGGCTCAACGGCTGAGCTAGCGGTGACCCCGGACGAGTGGCAGGCGCACGTCACGCGCGAGGCGGCGAGGGAGATCGGCAGATGGCTCGAAGGCCGTGGAAGGCTCGCCGCACCCGTGTCGTCGCTCACGCTCGCGGACCTCGAGGCGATGGCGAGCGCGGCGATCTGCCGCTTCGTGGTGATGGGCTCGGAGCGCATCCGGGACCGGCCCGAGGCGAGCCGCGACCTCACCTGGCTCTTGCTGGGATAGCCCTCTGCGCGGTCTGCCTCCGCGAGGCGCGGGGCTTCGGCTTCTGCCGCGGCCTGCGCCACGCGGACTTCCCCTACCACCGCTTCTGCTCGCGACGCTGCCAGGACATCAGCGCGGCGCTCACCACGAGGACCGACGGCATGATCGACAAGACCGCCCGCGAGACCCAGGCGCTGAAGGACGCCCGGCCGCACTTCGCCGAAGCCCTGACCGCTCTCGGGCTGATGGCGCCGTTCCTCGACCGCACCGCCGCGGAGATTGACCGGCTCATCGAGGCGGCCGTCACCGGCTACGTCGAGAGCATGCAGCGCCAGGCGGCCCAGCGGGAACGCACGGGCACCACCTACGACGACCCTATTCCATTCTGAGATCTGCACGATGATCGACCTGAATCACAACTCCGGCTGCCAGTACGGCGGCGCCATGACGCTGCCCGACACCACGGCGCTTGTCGGTGCGGCGATCGACCGGGCACTGCTCGCCCGCCAGCAGGAGCAGACCCCGCGCACCTACGTGAGCACATCAGGGCTCGGCCGCGCCTGCCTGCGGCAGATCCAGTACGACTACCTAGCCGCGCCGAAAGACGAAGGCCGCGACTTCGAGCCGCGCATTCTGCGCATCTTCGAGGCCGGGCATCGCGGCGAGCACATCGTCGCCGGATGGCTGCGGCTCGCGGGCTTCGACCTTCGCACCGAGCGGACCGATGGACGGCAGTTCGGCTTCTCGGCGCTCGACGGCGGTTTCAAGGGCCACATCGACGGCTGCCTCGTCTCCGGGCCGGTGCCGCTCCGCTACCCGGCGCTCTGGGAGAACAAGGCGCTCGGCGCCGCGTCGTGGAAGGACGTGGTGAAGCGCGGGATCACGCTGTCGAAGCCGGTCTACGCCGCGCAGATCGCGCTCTACCAGGCCTATCTCGAGCTGCCCAATCCGGCGCTCTTCACCGCCCTCAATCGCGACACCATGGAGCTCTACAGCGAGCTCGTCCCGTTCGACCCGAGCCTTGCCCAGTCGATGAGCGACCGCGCCGTGGAGGTGGTCCGCGCGAGCGCAGCGGAGGAGTTGCTGCCGCGGGTGGCGCATGAGCGCTCCTCGGTCCTGTGCCGCGGCGGCCGCAGCGCCGGCGAGTGGCACGGGGCCTGCGCCTGGCAGGACCGCTGCTGGGGAGCTGCGGCATGATCCCCGACGCCTACGACCTGAAGCGCGTCGTCGCGCGGCATTGGCGGCGGTTCTGGTGCGGCGAGGAGCTGCGAGGCCTAATCGCAGCGCCGGTCTACCACTTCGCCGACCAGGAAGCCTTCGACTCGGACGAGGTGGACAGCGTCAGCCGCCGCCTCTCTGCCGAGCCGGTCCGACTGCCGCACCGCCGGGTGGCCTTCGAGGTGCGGGATCGCGGCGAGGATCGGCGCGCCCTCGTCGCCTTCGCCTATGAGACCGGGACGGGGGTGGAGGCCCTCTTGCTCGCTCGGCTGCGGGCCTCCCGGCAGTGGACCGACGTCCTCGCCCAGGCGCAGTTCAGTTTGGACGGCTGGGCCGAGGTCGTCGGCAACCCGCTCGGGGAGCCGATGCACGGCGACCATCCCTATGCCCATTGCCTGACCGGCATGGTCTGGCGCGCGCTCGCGATCCTCAGCGTGGCCGGCACGGCGACCGAGCAGACGGTCTCCCGGGTGCACCGCCCGAAGCTCGCGAGCGCCGGCGTCCGCGGCTGGACCTGGCACCAGGTCGAGATCGTGCCGGAGCGGCTGGTCCGCGCCTCCGGGCCGACCGGTGGAAGCCATGCCAGCCCCCGTTGGCACGTGCGGCGCGGCCACTGGCGCCAGATCGCGGACGGACGGCGGGTCTTCGTGCGGGCTTGCGAGGTCGGCGATCCCACCCGCGGCGGCGTGGTGAAGGATTACTTCGTTGGAGCGCGGGCGGCATGACCGACTTCACCCCGTCGGCCGCGCAGGCAGCAGCGATCCGCGAGATCAGGGACTGGTTCGAGAACCGCACCGACGAGGCCCAGGTCTTCCGGATGTTCGGCTATGCTGGCTCCGGAAAGAGCACCGTGCTGCGCTTCGCCCTCGACGAGCTCGGCCTCTCGCCGCACCAGGGCGAGCGCGACGGCGGCTGCGTACCCGGGGTCGTCACCGCCACCTTCACCGGCAAGGCGGCGCACGTGCTGCGCGGCAAGGGCACGCCGGCGCGCACCATCCATTCCCTGATTTACAGCGTGCTCGAGGCGACCGAGGAGGAGGTCGAGGCCGCCACGAAGAAGGTGCGCGAGGCGGAAGGCTCGGTCCGCACCTTCACCGGCTTCGAGCGCACCGCCGCGGAGGCCGGCATCGAAGCGATGCGCCAGGCGCTCGCGCAGATGAAGAAGCCGCGCTTCGCGCTCAACCCGCAGAGCGACGCGGCGGACGCGAAGCTCATCGTGCTCGACGAGGTCTCCATGGTCGGCGAGGAGATGGCGCGCGACCTGATGAGCTTCGGCAAGCCGATCCTGGTGCTCGGCGACCCGGGTCAGCTGCCGCCGATCAAGGGCGAAGGCGCCTTCACCCGCGACGCCCCGGACGTCATGCTGACCGAGATCCACCGCCAGGCGGCGGAGAGCGCGATCATCCGCCTCGCCACCATGGCACGACAGGGCGAGCCGATCGGCTTCGGGGTCTACGACCGCAGCGTGGCGAAGATGCGCAAGGGCGACGTGACGCCAGCGCAGGCGCTGCGTTCGGGGCAGCTGATCTGCGGGATGAACGCCACGCGCCTCCAGCTCAACAACGCCATGCGTCACGCCGCGGGCTATGGCGGCGTGCTCCCCTCAGGGCCCGGCGAGAAGATCATCTGCCTGAAGAACCAGAACGACATCGGGCTGATCAACGGCATGTTCGTCACGCTGGAGGACGTGGTCGACGAGGGCAGCCTATTCTTCTCGGCGGTGGTGAAGGACGAGGACGGCCGGTCGGTCCAGCCACCAGACTGCAACGGGGCGCTGGGGCGGCTGCGCATCTACAAGGGGCACTTCGAGGATCATCTCGGCTTCGACCGCGAACGGCACGACCGCGACTGGCGGGAGAAGCGCAAGCTGACCGAGGCGACCTTCGGCTGGGCGATCACCGCGCACAAGGCGCAAGGCTCGCAGTGGGAGAACGTCATCGTCTGGGACGACGGGCTCGGCAAGAGCGGGCTCGATCGGCGGCGCTGGCTCTACACCGCGATCACCCGCGACGAGCGCGGTCTCGTCATCCTCGCCTGAGCCCCGCGTGCCGCCATGATCGATCTCAACGACGTCTGGTCGCCGCCGGCCCGCGTCGACCTCGCCGCGGTGAAGGCGCAGCTCGCCGCGACCGCCGCCGGCTGGCTGCCGGACCTCTTCCCGCAGGCCCGCCTTGCGCCCGACCGGCGGACGCTGCGCTGCGCCGACCTCTCGGGCCGCCCGCCGCGGAAGGAGGGCTCCTGCGTCCTGCACCTCGACGGGCCCTACGCCGGCTGGGGCTTCGACTTCTCGACCGGAGAACGGGCTGGCCTGGTCGACCTGATCTATCACGCCACCGGGCTCACCGACGGCGCGCTCTTCGAAGAGGCGGCGCGGCTCGCGCGCATGGACCGGCCGGTGCCGGCGCCGCGAGCGAGGCCCGACCACACGCTCGAGGTCCGCCGCATCCTCGACGGCTGCCGGCCGCTCGCCGGCAGCCCGGCAGAGGCCTATCTGCGCAGCCGCGGGCTGACGGACCCGAACTCGACGGACCTGCTCTATCATCCCGACCTCACCGACTACGACGGCGGCCGCGGCTGGCCGGGCATGGTCGCCATCCCGCGGCGTGCCGACGGCACTAAAGTCGGCGGCATTCATCGGACCTTCCTGCTCGACGACGGCTCGGCGAAAGCGCCGGCGGGAAAGAAGATGCTGGGCTCCGTGGCCGACGGCGCGGTGCGGCTCTTCCCGATCGGCGACGACGGACATCTCGGCATCGCCGAGGGCGTCGAGACTGCGCTCGCCGCGCAGGCGATCTTCGGCGTGCCGGTCTGGGCCGCGCTCTCCGCCGACGGCGTGGCGCGCTGGCAGTGGCCGGCCGACCTGCGGCGCGTCACGATCTTTGCCGACGCCGGCGAGGCCGGACGCGCGGCGGCCGCCCGGCTCGCCGAGCGGCTGACCGCCGGGGGGGTTCCGAACGAGATCGTGGCGCCGCTCCATGGCGACGACTTCAACGACGACCTGCAGCGCGGCGCGGCGGCGGCGGACTATGGACGCGCGCCGGACGTGACCGACACCGAGGCGACGCCGGCGACCGTCGCGGGCAAGCCCGGCGCCGGCACCCTCTGTGCCGAGCTCGAAGCCGCGGCCGAGGCGTTGACCAACCCGCCCGACGTCGCCGCGCTGGGCACGCTGCTCGGGCGTCTGGTTCTGGCCAGGCTCGACCCGTTGCCGGAGCGGCAGGTGCTGGCGCGAATGAAGAGCCGGACCGGCATCGCCATGTCGGTGCTCGAGCGGCAGCTCGGCGAGCTGCGCCGGCGACTGAACGCGACCGGCGGCCTGTCGCACCGCGCCGTCCGTCCGGCCTGGTCGCACCAGCTGCGCCTCGACCTCGCCGGCCAGCCCGAGCGCAACGAGGCCAACGTCATCACCGCGCTCGGCTGCGACGAGGCCTTCGCCGGCGCGATCGTCTTCGACGATTTCCGCAAGGAGGTGCTCGTCACCCGGCCGCTGCCCTGGTCCCCGGCGGGCGAGCGCTTCCCCCGCTCCTGGACCGACGCCGACGACGTGCGCGCGGCCGCCTGGCTGCAGCACCGGGAGCTGAACGTGACCCCGATGACCGTGAGCCGCAGCGTCCTCGCCGTGGCGCGCGAGACCATGGTGCATCCGGTTCGCGACCATCTCGGCGCGCTGGCCTGGGACGGGGCGCCGCGCATAGAGACCTGGGTCCCGCGCTACCTCGGCGCCGAGGACACCACGTTCAACCGATCGGCCGGCGCGCTCTGGCTGATCTCTGCGGTCGCCCGCATCTTCCGGCCCGGGGTCAAGGCCGACCACATGCTGGTGCTCGAGGGCCCGCAGGGCGCCGGCAAGTCCACGGCGCTGAAGATCCTCGCCGGCGAGGACTGGTTCACCGACGAGCTGCCCGACCTCGGCTCGAAGGACGCCGCCATGCACATGCAGGGCGTCTGGATCATCGAGATCGCCGAGCTCGACGCCATAGGCAAGGCCGAGGTGTCGCGGATCAAGGCGTTCCTCACCCGCACCACCGACCGTTTCCGTCCGCCCTACGGCCGCTACACCATCGAGGTGCCGCGGAGCTGTGTCTTCGCCGGCACGGTGAACCCGGACGCCTATCTCCGCGACGAGACCGGCGCCCGCCGCTTCTGGCCGATCCGCTGCGGGAGCATCGACACCGCGGCGCTCGCCCGCGACCGCGACCAGCTCTGGGCCGAGGCCGTCGCCCGGTTCCGCGCCGGCGCGATCTGGTGGCTCGACAGCCCCGAGCTGACCGACGCCGCCGCGCGCGAGCAGGACAAGCGCTACCAGGTCGACGCCTGGGACGCGCTGATCGCCCGCTGGATCACCCACGAGGTGCGGACGGTCGCCGGCTCCTCGCCCTACGACCCGCCCCGCACCGAGAGCGTGGAGCGCGCGGCGCCCCTCACCGACGTGTCGGTCGGCGAGATCCTCGGCCAGTGCATCGGCCTCGAGCCGGGGCGGTGGACCCGTGCCGACCAGATGCGCGCCGGCGCCTACCTCAAGGCGAAGGGCTGGGAGCGCTATCAGACCCGTAAGGCGAAGGGACGGCACGGCGCGAAGGAGTGGCGGTACCGCAACCCGGCCCCGGCCGGAGAGGACTGATCGTCCTGCAGGCAGAGCGACCCATCGGCTCCGGCGCGCTCGCGATCAGGCACGCCGGGTCCGGCCGTCACGCGACCTCGCTTCCTCCCCTGGCGGCGGGTCTCGCCCACCGGAGCTTCCGCGTCCGCTCGATCGTGTAGTCCATGCCGCGCTTGCGGTTCACCTCCCGGCCGTTCAGCTGCCAGGTGATGACGCAGAGGGCGTACTCCCAGTGACGGACCGCGGTCGCCCGGGTGACGCCGAAGCGGTGGCAGATGTGCTTCCACGGCATGCCGTCGGCGCGGGCCCAGACGAGGTTCGCATGGAGCCGGGACAGGAACCGGTTCCACGTGATCGTCTCCTCCATGCGGCTGATCGCCTGCGGCGAGGGCAGCACCTTCATCGGCCGCGGCGCCTGGTCGGCGATCTCGCGGGCGGTGAGCACGACGTCGGGCCAGGTGCTGAAGTACCCGCGCCTCTGCGGCCCCGGCAGCGCGGCGAGCACCGCCGACGCCTCGGAGAGCCGCTCCTCGACCCTCTCGCGTGTCCAGTCAGCCATGCTGCGCCTCGCCCGCCTCGGCACGCCTGCCGTAGAGCTTGTCGCC